AAGACCTGTGCCAAGGACTAGGGCTCTAGCCCGAGGGGGGCTATGTGCGTGATTGGCCCCTCTTCTTTTATAACAACAGGAGGTACACACGAACTTTTGCCAAAAAACATAGACCCCCTCAACAAAATCAACGAGTTGCATCATCCTGGTCCTTCCAAACCTCAACACGAGGTATCGTATGAATTATCTGTTGAATCCTAGGCCAATCTTTTCTTTGAGTATACGTTCCAGAATAGGCAATCATAGGGTGTGCGAGCCCAAATAAGTCCTCAGGTTGCTGAATATAAAAGGGAATATATCCATCAAGTCTGTCATCCCGAACTCGAAGCCATGTTAAATACTGCTTCCAATCCCCAGCTACCACATAAACCGGGCGGAGCAGTCGATTTGCCATAGTCGTACCTCCTAGGTAAGGTGTCTTAGTATTAACTTCATATTTTTTTTAAGTACTTATGTCTTAGTCTTAGTATATAGTACCAGCGAATTGACCACCTGTCAAGAAAAATATTTTTCAAAATGATGAAAAACCTCTTGACAAACTCGAAAAAGTATGGTATGATAAGCATACGGTCAATATCACCCACCCCGTCCCCTACAAGGAGATAAACGGAATGTCGTACCTGAAGAGATTGAACACCAGTTCCTCAAATCCGGCAAATAAATATGGAACCTACCTGGCCGATACCTTGAGCATCGCGTTGGCGGGAAATCCGTCTGGAGACGTGTGGTATGTAAACTCCGCAAAAGAACAGAGCGGTGATGGCGAGAGTTGGGACGCCGCGTGGAAGACGATTTCAGAGGCCGTGCTGGCCGCGTCCGCCAATGATGTGATCTTCGTGGCCCCTGGAGCCTACGCCGAGAACGTCATCGTGCCGGTCACGAAATCGAATCTCACGATTATCGCTGTGGGAGGTCGTGGATCAGTCTTTACCCAAGCCTTGACCAATGGGGTGGCGGTGACGGTACACGCAAAAGACGTGACCCTCGTAAATATGGGGTGCGAAGGCAACGGGACGGGCGGTGGAGCCCGTATCCTGGGCCGTCGGTTCCGGGCGATTGACTGCAAGTTTGAAGGGGGCGCTGATGCGCTCAAAGTCGGTCCTGCCAATGTGGCAGATCAGAATGCCGACAATGACAACGATGCGTCGGACAATCTCTACGTTCGGTGCGAGGTCGCCTGGTCCACAGATGGAGTGGTCCTCATGGCGTCTGATTACGGCGCGGTGACTCAGCCTAGGTTCTATGACTGCTGGTCGCACGATCTAACCAATCATTTCATCGAAGAGTTGCAAGCGGGGCAACGGCGAGCATCATGTTCCGTGACTTGGAAGTTCACGCACATCGGTTCTTGCGGGCTGAAGATGGCTCGGCGGCAACGGCGTATGTTGACTTGGAGGCTAGCAACACGAATACCGGCCTCTTCTCGGACAGTGTGATTGCCCACGCAACGATGGCTTCCGCTGTTCTTCAGATCGGGACCGGTGTGTTGTGGGTCGGGAATAAGACTGAAGCTGGTATGGGTGGAAGACCTGCCTAAGAAGTGATTCGTGGGCCGCTTTCACGTCCGTCGGGCGAGAAAACGTGCCCTGAACGATCAGTTGACTCCAGAGGATGTGCCGTTTATCTTCCCCTGGACGAAAAACCCCACCCCAAAACCTGAGTTTGGGGGGTGGGAAGGTTTTCAGGCCCAGATTGGGCCTCGGTTACGAACTGAGCATCACACAGGAAAGACCCTCGGGCGCATGAGGAAAGACACCAAGCGGCTTCTTGAGATCGAAAAAGCGACTGAGAAGCTGGTTGAGTCGTTGAGACTCGGGGCGTCCCTGGAAACAGCGGCTGCCTATGCAGGCATCCGTCCCGCCGAATTTAGAGAATGGCTGGCCTTGGGTCATACCCGCCCAAGGTCAGTCTACGCGGCCTTTTTGACCTTGATTCAGGAGGCAATGGCCCAGTGTGAAGTGTCTGATTTGAAGGTGCTATCGGACGCGGCAAAGGCTGGGGAGTGGAAGGCGGCAGAAGCCCGCCTGAAACTGAGGAACTACGGGCAGAGCCAAGCCCCGGAGAAGAAGCCAGTCAACGTCAAAGTCATTAATTACAATTTTGGGTCACTTCCGCCTCGGGCGTTGAAGCCACCAGTAATTGATCTAGATACATTTGAAGTCCAGGAGATACCGAATGCCCTTGAAGACCGGAGCCAGTCAGGCATCCTTTCGATCAAACGTGAGAACGTTGATGAGCGAGGGGAGACCGCAGAAACAGGCAGTAGCCATCGCGTACAGCAAGAAGCGGCGAGCCAAGAAGAGCAAGCCGAAGATGAGTCAGAAATACTAACCGAAACACCGTAAAGGAGAGGGTATGGCAGGGCGCGGAGATATGGCGGGCCGGAGAAAAGAGGAATTCGATATTATGGCCGAGGATAGTACCTGGGGGAAAGCTCTCGCTCGGTATCGAAAAAAGGGGATGTCTGAGGAAGATATCGACGCCTACCGACAGGCGTTTGCCGAACGACAGCGGGCTGGCGTCAAGTCGCTGGCGTCTCGCAGCGCGAAGAGGAAATAAGCCATGTGGGTAGGTCGAAGAGTAGCGGTGGATGATGAGCCAACGGTGATTATCCCGTTCAACGCCCGTCGGCAGTCGTATTTGATCCGTAATGCGGACGATACTGACTCTGTGGTCTTGGGTGGTGAGGATGTGGCATTTGATGAAGGATTTGCCCTTCCCCCTGGTCAATCAGCGTCAGCGGAACAGTTGTCTCAGATGACTCGGGAGTCGAAAGCCGACCTGTACGGAATTTGCGACACTGGCGAAGAGGCGAGTGTCCATGTGCTGGAGTATCTTGAGGCGGCGCTCGACGGGAGTGTGCCGACGTGAAGTTAAATCCTACGAATGGTGATGCGTCTTCGGATGCGTCTACCACGACTTACACGCCTGGCCAGCCGACGGACTGGGATGTCCAGCCGACGACTATTGCCGAGGCATTAGACGAACTGGCTGCCCGAGTTCGGGTATTAGAGCCCTGATATGAGCGGGGGAGAAGTTCCTATGAAGATGAGTGAGTACGATAAACGGATGAAGCGGGAAGAAAAGGCGCGAAAGAAGCATCCGAAAATTCAGAAATACGAAGAGCATGCTGAGATGATGAATGCTAAGGCTGATTCGATGCGGGCGAAAGCAGACTTGCATCGGGCAAAGGCTCGGGAGATGCTGTCTCGGGTGACGACGCTTATGTCTAATTCTCAGAGGTAATTCTATGAAAAGCCTGCTTGCAGCGATTGTGGTGGTCGTGTTGGCCACTCCGTTGGCCTTTGCGTCTCATGCGGTTCCGAAGGCAGTCAACAAGAATGACGTGATTTCCATGCAAGTTTTGGATGATCCTGAGTTGACCCGAGTGGCGTTGCTGGTTGAGCAAGAATACAATAGAATCTCAGGGCTTCCGATGAAGTACAGCTTCCCGCTGATGATGGAAGTTGCGGTAGTTGCAGGAGCGACAGCAGAAGTAGTGCGATTTTCGTGTAACTGTTTAGGGTACACCCAGATGGAGAATCGGGAACTGCACGCTGTCGTGGCACTTGTCGGTGTGTCCAATCTGACGAAACTGGCAATTTTTGCTCATGAATTTACCCATGTGATGCAGCATCGCAGTGGCACATGGGGAGCCTTTCCGTCTGAGTTGCTGGAGATGGAAGCCGCATTGGTTGAGCAACGAGTAATGCTTCGGTGGGCCTTGAGTCTATAAATGCCAAGTCCTCGTCGAGGTCGTGAGCGGGTTCAAAAGTACGTTGAAGGGGATCTGACACAGAATCCAGATGTCAAGATCCCATTCCAATACACGCCGAGAGACTACCAAGTCGAGCCGTTCGCACAACTCCAGGCTGGCAAAAAGCGTATCGGGTTGGTGTGGCACCGCCGTTCCGGTAAGGATAAGACGTGCTGGAATTTGATGATCTCGGAAGCGGTCCAGAAGGTCGGGACCTACTTCTATGTGCTCCCACTCTTGAATCAGGGGCGCAAGGTCATCTGGCAGGGGCGTGGTAAAGATGGTATCCGGTTCATAGATCATATTCCCAAAGCGCTGCTAGACGGCGATCCGAACAGTACTGAAATGCTGGCTCGCCTCTACAATGGGTCGATTATCCAGATTTTGGGAGCGGATAATGCTGATGCGTACCGAGGAACGAACCCGATTGGCTTTGTATTCTCGGAATTTGCGTTCTGCGATCCTCGCATTTGGAATACATTCCGTCCGATTTTGGCGGAAAATGGTGGGTGGGCGGTGTTCAACTCCACCCCATTTGGCAAGAATCACTGGTTTGAACTGTACCAAAAGACGCAGAGCAACCCGCGTTGGCACTGGTCATTCTTAACCGTTGATGATACGAAGAATCCCGATGGCAGCCCCGTTGTCAGCCAGGAAATGCTGGATGAAGAACGCGCCTCGGGCATGGACGAAGAGTTTCTCCAGCAGGAATATTATTGTTCCTTTACTGGTAGCATTCGCGGGACGTACTACGGGCGGTTGATTGATGAGGCCGAGCGAGAGGGACGAATCGGAATCTCACACCAATACGATCCCGTCCTTCCAGTGTACACCGCTTGGGATATTGGGACACGAGATGCGACTGCTGTGTGGTTTTATCAAAAGAAGGGCCGTGGAATTTATCTTATCGACTATTACGAGAATTCGGGAGAAGGGGTAGAGCACTACATCAAGTACCTCTATCAGCAGAAGTACGTCTACGCGAAGAATTATGCGCCACATGACATGAAGCGCCGGGACTTCTCGTCTGGGAAGAACGCGAAAGATGTGGCAGGAGAACTGACAGGAAAGCCCGGCTTCTTTATACTAGTGCCCATTCTTGGGGTGGAAGATGGGATTCAGGCAGTACGGTCGCTGTTCCCACGTTGTTTCTTCAACTCGATCAAGTGTAAACGTGGGATTGACGCGCTGCGCGATTACCATAAGAAGTGGGATGAAACAAAACGGATCTTCTCGGCAAACCCAGATCATTCGTGGGCTTCACACGGCTCTGACGCCTTTCGTATTTTGGCGACAAGCTACGAAGAGACAGCAGACTATCGGTGGGGATCTATTGTGCGACCAACAAGCAGGCAAATCGCTTCAACTTCTAAGTGGATGGGTAGATGAAAATTCGAGATGACGCGACGGACGCGGTAGTCAGCGGGCGAGATCCGTTCCTATCTCTGGCGTTGAAGCGGAAGCGATTGGCGGTAGACTACGATCAGCACAACCGCACGACGTTCTCTGAGGACATGAAGTTCTTTGCGAACATTGACGACGCTCAGTGGGACCCGTCGATCAAGACTGCCCGCGAGTTAGACGACCGACCGACGCTGACTATTAATCAAATGCCTCGGTTCGTCGATCAGATCATGGGGGATATCCGCCTCAACCGGCCACGCATCAAGACGCGGCCTGAGTCGAAAGACTCGTCGGTGAAGATGGCGCAGATTTTCGATGGTCTGATCCGAAATATTGAGTATCGGTCGAATGCCGAGCAAGTGTATGATAGCGCGTGTGAGTCGATGGTCGCTGGTGGAATGGGTTTTTGGCGTGTCAACACGCTCTACGCGGAGAATGATACCTTCGAGCAGGATATTCAAATTGAGTGGATTCCGAATCCGCTGAGTGTCTACTTTGACCCCAGACCCTACGATCTCGACAAGACGTTTGCAGAATGGTGTTTTGTAACTGAGTGGATCTCGCGGGATGAATTTTCGTCTCGGTATCCAGACACCTCCGCATTGTCGTTGCCTGAAACTGGTCGCGGTGACACCGAGGGATGGTTTGAGAAGGACCGAATTCAGATTGCGGAATACTGGCTGAGAGAGGCTGTACAGACTAAGATCGCGCAGTTCGAGGACGGCGTGGTGCTGGAAGAGAAGGAAGCCAGGGAGCGCGCCGAGCAGGAAAAAGCGAAGGGCCTGATAGGAGCCATTGATGGGGCTCCGTATAAACCAGTCGTGATTGTGTCTGAGCGCACGGTGACTAAACATCGTGTGCGTCGATACATTATCTGTGGGTCTGGGAAGCTGGAAGGCCCAGAAGAGTTTCCGTGTCAGTATATCCCCATCGTGCCGGTGTACGGCAAGATGACGGTGGTAGAGGGTAAGCGATACATTCGAGGAATGGTGCGTAACGCCGCTGACTCACAGCGTATGTATAACTACTGGCGGTCGGCAGAAACCGAATTTGTGGCTCTACAGCCGAAGTCCCCGTGGTTGGGTACCGTTCGGCAGTTTGAGGGATTAGAATCTGAGTGGAAAGACGCACATAAGAAGAACATTGCGGTATTGCGGTTCAACCCAGACCCGAACATGCCTAATGGTCCGCAACGACAGACTCCGCCTCAAGCGTCTCCTGGGATGTTTCAAGGTGCTACGCAGGCCCTTGAAGACCTCAAATCGACGATGGGTCTTCCAGACGCTAATATGGGGTTGTCTGGGAATGAGCGCACCGGGAAGGCGATTGACGCACGGAAGGTTGAGGGAGATGTCGGCAACTTCTCGTATCCCGATAATTTGACGCGGAGCCTGCGCTTGACGGGTCGAATCTTGATGGATATGATCCCTCGGGTATTCGATACGAGCCGGTCGATGTTTATTCGGCATCAAAATGATGATGAAGAGCTAATTGACGTTAATATGCCGGGACGAGATGAGAAATCTGGAGACTCAATTATCATCAATGATTTGAGCCTTGGCCGGTACGGAATTGTCATTGATACCGGGCCGTCGTTTAGTACGATGCGCCAGGAGACGGCTGACGGTATTATTAAGTTTGCCCAAGCGTTCCCTCAGGCCGCACCATTGATGCAGGATTTGGCCGCAAAGTCGCAGGACTGGGAGTTGGCGAACGAAATCGCGGAACGCCTCAAGCGAACGATTCCTCCGCAGTACCTCAAGGATATCGACCCGAGTACGATTCCTCCGTCTACGGAAGAGATCGTGTCGAAGTCTAAAGCGGAGATTGCAGAACTTCGCGTACAGCGTGAGAAGATTAAAGCCCTCCGTGATTCGATCAACCTCAAGAAAGAGGGCTCGGAGACTCGTAAGGAAGTTCTCGACATCCTGTTGGAACTTCTCAAACCAGAACAGAAGGGGGGTGAGTAAATGGAAAAGATTCACACTGATGCTTCGCAACCCGAAGTGAGCCGGGAGGTTAAGCGGAGCGTGGCTCGTCCTAAAGGCGCGGGAGCGGATCGGAAACCCGAACCGAATCCCACCGTCGATCCGATGAGCTACGGGAAGTACAGTCCGAGAAAAGGTTCGCCCAGGTAACAAACACCAAACGGCACTCGACCGAATCGAGGCGTTACACTATGGGGAGATTCTAACACAGTGGAGACCCAGACCACCATCACCGCCGAGGGCGGGAATCAGGCCGTAAATCAGGAAGGCCAGGCCACTTCCGGGCAAGACGCGATACAAACGATTGTACAAGAGGGAGTTGTTCAACCAGACACGACACAGGAACCGACAGAAGGGACGCCTGAGTGGGCGACCAAACGCTTTGGTGAGTTGACCGCACAGCGGGAAGAGGCTAAGAGAGTAGCCGATGATGCCCGACGGGAAGCCGAGTTCTACAAGCAGTTGGCTCTCGAACGATCGTCGGCAACGGCCCAGCCTGCGGCGGCGGCTGCACCAACGACTATAGAGCCTCAAGGCCCTCCGTTGTTGGAGAACTTCACGGATTATACGGACTATATGAAGGCGTTGGCTAATTATCAGGTCAAGGAAGCCTTCAAAGACGTACAAGTCCAGTCGCAGCAAGCGACCACTCAGCAAGATCGGCAGACCAAGTTCAAGACGGCGGCGGTTGAGTTTAAGAAGACCACACCGGACTTTGAAGTGGTGATTACCAGCCCGTCGTTCAGACAGACGGCAGCGGTGATCGAAGCGATCTATCATTCGACCAAAGGTCCGCAGTTGGCGTACTACTTGGCGAAGAACCCTGATGTCACGAATCGGTTGAATACTTTGTCTCCGTTTGAGGTCGCGTTAGAAATTGGACGGTTGGAGGAACGGCTGACGCCACCCCAACCAAAGGTGATCTCATCGACTCCGGCTCCACTACAGAACCTCTCAGGGACGAATGCAGCCCCGGAGAAGGACCTGGCAACCATCGCGTCAAAAGGCACGATGGATGATTACGCAGCGGCTAGAGCCCCAGCGTTACAGTGGAAAGGGAGAAGGGCGCGATAAGGAGGATTCTCAGTGCCTAATACGATCCTAACGCCTGCGATCATCGCCAAGGAAGCGGCGATCCAGGTGGTCAACAATTTGGTGCTTGCTCGCTTGGCGAACAAGCAGTTTAAGGAAGATTTCGGTGTCAAGGTCGGTCAGACGATCTCGTACCGGAAACCCGTGAAGTTCGTCACGACTTCTGGACCCGTGCTGTCCATGCAGGATGTCACGGAAGAGTCGGACACCATCGTCATCAGCGAACACGAGCATGTGGGCTGGAACTTCGACATGAAGTCTCTGACCCTCTCTATCGACGAGTATTCCGAGCGGTACATCAAGCCTGCGGCGATTGCCCTGGCGAACAAGATCGACTTCGACGGGTCGGACTTGTATAAAGCGGTGTATAATGCGTCGGGTACGGCTGGCGGGGAAGTTGATTTCGACGCCATGTTGGACACCAAACAAAAGCTGACTGAGTTCTCGGTCATGCAGAACGACCGATTCGCTGGCTTGACTCCGAAGGCAGCGACTCAGTTGCTCAAATCACTGACGGCGGGTGTGTTCCAGCCCTCGTTGGTGGAAGACATCACCAGAGAAGCCTCGGTTGGTCGTTTGGCTGGTTTGGACCTCTATGAGGGCCAGAACATCCGTCGGCACACCAAGGGCACCGCTCTGACGCTCACGCTTGCGTCGAATCCTGCGGAAGAGGCAACGTCGGTCAGTCTCACGGCGGCAACTCCTGGCACGCTAGTTGAAGGGGATATCATCTCCTTCGCGGTTTGCAACGCGGTGAATCCTGTCAACCGTCAAGACCTGGGCTACGCGGCTCAGTTCGTTGTGACCGCCACGACCAGCGTGACGACTGCAACGTCTGTTCCTATCTCTCCGGCGTTGAAGTCTTCGGCGTCCGGTGCGTACCAGAACGTGACGGCTCTCCCGACCACTGGGTCGGACGTGGTGACGCTCGTGGGTAGTCATGACGCTAACCTCGCGTTCCAGCGGAATGCGTTCGCGTTGGTCTCCGTGCCGTTCCAGGCTCCCGATGGGGCGTCTTGGAGCGAGTCGGTGGAGTACCAGGGAATCAGCCTGACGATGGTGAAGGCGTTCGATGTCGTGAACTACCGCGAGATCGTCCGTCTCGATACCATGTACGGCTGGAAAGCGACGTACCCGGATCTGGCTTGCCGCGTCTTGGGCAATACCTAATCCGAGCAATTAATTTGATCGGCGGCGTTCGGATGGAACACTCGGCAAAGGTGTTGCCACGAGAGCGCTGCCGATCAACACAAATCTCTGAGAAGGGAGGAATGTAACATGCCAGTTGATTCAACATCCACAAGTAACAAAGGCTACCAGAATCCGGCAACGGCTGACGGGAATGTGCTTGGTCAGAGTTCTTCTGATCCGATTGCTTTCCACGGCGCAACGCCTGTTGCGAAACAGACGGTGACTGGAAGTGCTGGTGCGAATGCGGCTTTGATTAGTTTGCTTGCCGCACTAGCGGCGAAGGGGTTAATCGTAGACTCTTCGAGCTAATCTAAGTCACAGTGGGGTGGTGTAGGGCTGCCGGTCAGGGATGGGCGGTATGCCCGAGGGCAGTAGTGGGAGGTACTTCTGTACCTCATAATTTCAACGAATGGGTGGCAATGACAATTCAACAGGTCATTAATGGGGCGTTCAAGAAATTGGGGATTCTGGGAACGGGAGAAACTCCGACCGCCGAGATGTCCCAGGACGCGAAGTTGGCGCTGAACTTGATGTTGCGGTCGTGGTCTATCCGAAATGTGTCGGTCCTAGTCACGGAGAGTGAGACCTTTCCACTCGTCACGAACACTGGAGATTACACGATTGGGCCTTCGGGAGATTTTAACACGGTGCGTCCGACTAGTATCTTAAATGCGTCGATCAAAGACGTGAACAATCTCTTTTATCCCGTCAATATCATTACTGAAGATCAGTTTTTATCCTTTGGTGATCGGGCGATCAACAGCGGGTTGCCAAGCTACTTGTGGTATGAACCAGCTATGCCACTTGGTCGGATTCATTTGTATTTACGTCCGACGCTAAGTAGCTACCAACTTGAACTCGGTTCACAAAAGCCGTTCGAGGAAATTCTGTTGCTCTCGGACGATTTAACGACTGACTACGAGTTCGCCCCGGCGTATGATGAAATGATTATCTACAACCTTGCAGTTAGGGTGGCCCCGGACTTTGGATTGGCGGCTCGGGCAGACGTGGTAGATATGGCGAGAGAGTTGTTTGACCGCGTGGTGACATATGTTACCCCGCCGATGGTAGTTTCCCTGGACCCGGCATTACGGCGGGTGCGAAACTTGAGCATTTATAACTTACAAAACTAATGTTGCTTGAAGACTTCATCGGCGGGTCCTATCCCGCCCAAACGAAGAACGCGAATCTCCAGCGGTCGATTAACCTCGTGCCGACCATTACTGGGACGCCGGGTGCAGAGGGTAAAACACCCCTCATGCTCACTAACGCCCCAGGGATGGATTTGTGGAAGATCCTAGGAGACCAAGCCATTCGTGGATTGCACACAGTAGATAACACGCTTTATGCTGTATCGGGGCATATTCTCTATAAGGTTCGTAATGATTTGAGTGCGGTGGCAGTGGGAGAATTGGAAACTACTGAAGGAAAAGTGTGGTTGGAGCACAACCTGAATTTTGAGTTGGCGGTTGTGGATGGAAAGAACATTTATATTTACAACTGGAACACGGATACATTTGCTAAACCGAACCCACAGCCAGTAGGGCAACCTATTTCGTTGGCATTCATCGACCAATTCTTTGTGGTCAGTTTAGCAAACTCATTCTTTTTCCAGATCAGCGAACCGAATAATGGTATGGTGTGGCCTGCGGATCAACTCGGGTCTGCGGAAGCTAATCCTGACAACTTGTTAGTCGTGTGGAACCTCCACCGCCAATTGTACCTTCTTGGTTCAGATTCTACTGAAATTTTCTATAATGCCGGAACGAGCCCA